TCTTTGTATATATCTAAAAAAAGTGTTCTAATGTGTTCTGTATTAATCATTTATTCCCTTTTCATGTTTTAATAAATAATTTTCTAATAATTTAGCGTAGCCTGAAATGTCATGTATGTTGTCAATGTAAAATGGATCTCCACAAACACATCTAGATATTTTATGAAAAATCATATGAAATGCTTCTAAATGTTGGTCAGTCAATTTATAATAATTAGGTGCTTGCGACAATATTTTCATAAATGTTTGAGTAATATTTGCATTATCTTTAAAACTACCATAGTTTTGTCCTCGTTCTAATAACGTATTATCTATTAAATTTGTCATATTTTTCCTTTCAATCAACTAAATCTTTTAAATTCGGCGCTTTCCAGCCTGCCGGTTTTATTAAATCTAATTGGAAATCGTTACGCTTTTTATTTGTACCGATATTTTTTTGCATATTTGCTTTCATTACTCTTTGAAACGCCTCTTCTAAAACATTTATCATTCCTTGTCTTTCCACTGTACCTAGCGCAAATATGATTAAATCTATCAGTGCGTCTAACTCATCTTCTTTAGTTTTTGCGTCTATATATTCATTTAATTCTTCTTGCATAGCTGCAATTCTAAATTTTTTTTCTTGTTCCGAAAATTTAATAGCGTCTGACGTTATTTTGAATTTTTTATGCATTTCTTTAATTTGATTTAAAAAATTATTCATTTTATTTTTCCTTTTTTGTTTGCTTATTTTCATTTATTACAGGCGATATGTATATGCCATTTATTAAGCAGGGTTTATTAGTATTTTTTGAAGAAGCTACAATACTATTGAAATTACCTAAATTTTCTACATACTTTCTATTTAATTTTATTGTCTTGTTGTTATATTTGAAATAAGAAAACTTGTCATCTTCTTTAAACAAATTATAACTTACTAGATTTTTAGTATCGATTTGTATGTTTAGTTGTAAATCTGCTCTGAAATTTTCTTTTTTAAGTTTTATTTTTCCATCAATCACACATTCTTCTTTTTTAATAGCCCAGTGACCATTACTTATATATTCATCTAAAGTTATAAAAATTTCTCTATTATTTATAAGATCTTTGTTTATTTTTATCATTATTTCACCTGTTTTTATTAGATAATAATTATTCCGTTATTTTTTGCTAATTCTAAAAATTTATTTAAAGACTCTTGGTTATCAACTTCAATTGAACTATTATGATCGCCACATACTCCCCAGTCATAACCTGTGTCTTCTGAATCAATCATTTTTCTATGTCTTAAAAACTCACCGTTTTTATCAGTTTTGCTTACTAAACAAGCTTGAAAATAATTATTTTCCCCAAGATCGTCTGTGGCGTAAGCAAATCCATTTTCTAAATCTATTTCTATCCGTGTTGCTAAATTATTCATTTTTATTTTCTCCCTCATATTTAAATTTATGAGTTTATAATAAACTATATTTTAATATTTGTAAACTATAAATTTAAATAACCGATTTCTTCTAATATTGATATTGACTCCTCAATATATTTATCATATGCGATATCTTCTGGAAATGCTGATAATTGCATTATTGGCATTGCATCGTTAGATTTAGCTACTTTATCTCCTGATTTTTTACAATTCTTAGAATATACGATCTTATCTCCGTTTTTTGAATAGTACCAACGGACAACTTTACCTAAATATTTATTATGAAATTCAGCCCCTCCAGTTACACGTCTGACATGTATAAATTTTGTTATGTCTCTGCACCTTTTTATTGTATCTGTTATTGATATTTTATTTTTAACTAGTTCTATAACAGCTCTTGCACAAATAGAGCCTTGCGGATTTTTTTGCAACGAATCTTTTGCAAAAATTCCTTTTTCTTTTATTTCGTTTTCAACAGTTATTGCAAAATAATTATTAACGTCTCTAGCACATAATGCTTTGTAATAATTATCTTCTAAAATAAATTGTGTTTTTCTACTCCATGTTTTACATATGTCATTATATTTTTCATAATCATTTTTTTCTAATAATGAAACAAAACCATCGGTATTAGCGCTTACTACTGAAATATTATTTAATTCTAATTCTTCAATTAACATTAATAATGCGAGTTGGCCTGTCAATGTCACTGTCATCATTAAATCAGGAGAATATAAGCATGACCATTTTGAACCCAATTTACCAAAAGCCCCGTTTATTACGATTTTCAATGATTCATTTGTAACTTTATCATTATTTTTCTTCGCAATTAATCTCTCTTCAACTATTTTTTTATACACATCTAAAAACACGTGGCCTAAATTTTTAGGATATAATTTTAAATTTAATATAATCGAAGGGTAATAAGAAGCAACATCTTTATCAATTAATAACTGATTTTTCTTAGGAATAAGTGTTTGTGATTTTTCAGTTGAATGTAATCCACCTACGCCTAATTGATAATTACTTTTTCCTAAATTTATTTTGAGATCACGTAATTTCTTAGGTAATTTTATAGAGCCTCGCGCATCTAATTCAAAATTATGATTTTCTATATATTTTAAAACATCATTTAATTCTTGTGTTTTAAACGATATAAAATTAGGTTTTTTATATTTAAAAGTAGCTTCTTTATTGATTTTAGGAGCATATAATCTTGCATTAGGATTTATTTTTTTAATTTCTGATTTGATTATTGCTTCTGCAATTTGAGCATCGCTTTTTGACATTAAATTAACATTATATTTTTCACTCATTTTTAGACGCAAATCTATTCGATCTGAAATAGATTTATATAAATCTATAGTTGTATCAAGATCATTTATACAATATGATTTTATTTCGTCCATTTGATTTTTTGTCAATTCTAAATTTGGATCATATGGCAAATCTTGTAAACGTTTAGAGTGTATTCTACCGCCATAAAGTTTTAAACTAACTCCCGCACCCGGAGAAGGTTCTTGAATATCAAAATGGTTTATATCTTTAGATTGTAATAAATAAAAATCTTTTATAGTTTTCCAACCCGGGATATTATTTAATATTATCATTTTAGACATTTCATACAACTCATAAGCCGTTTTTTGTTTCAAAGCATATAAAATTATAGGCATATCATAATTTCTACTATTGAATCCGAAAGTTGTTCGTTTATATAAAATTGTTTTTAATTTTTTTAAATCTTGATCGCTTAAAAATGAATCTTCGCCTTTGATTTCAATAGTAACAATTTTATTATTGTCAATATTTTTAAATGCAAATAAAGAATAATTTGGATATATCTCAATATCTAATACTACTAAGTTTTTCATAATTTTGATACTAAAAAGCCCTAACACGATAATCAGGGCTTTTTAGTTTATTTTTATAGTTCGTCGTCTATGTCTTCGAATTCATCAACAACATCGATATCATTTTTACCGAAAGGTTCCCCATCTTTTACAAATTGAATGCCATATAAATTCGCATTTACTCTTTTACCATATGAATTATTTTGTACCCAAAAATCGATTATAGCATTTACATAACAACCTGCGTAAATAATTTCATCATCTTCTATAATCGCACTTTTATCTTTATTAACAACAGTAGGTCGTAACTTAGATGATGCTTTTATCGACCAATTATCTGCGTATCCATCGTATTCGACGTCATCTCCGTCTTTAACGCATATTTTATCTGCATTTACTTTTATTTTCGCTTCACGTAATACTTCTTGAATTAATTCATCAATTCTTTTTTTTGTTTTAACATCTTCTTTAGAAAGTAAAAACGTAGCTTCATATTTACCCTCTTTTCCGTCGAATACCGACTTATTAAAAATACTTGGAAAACTTAACCTTACATTTTTTAATTGTATTTTTTTAGACATTTTATTTTTCTCCTTTTAGCTTTTTATAAATTTAATATTAACATAAATTTTTAAATATGTAAACTGTATTTTTAAATATAGTTATGTAAGTTGTTCGAATTCGTTTTCAATTTTATCTACTTTAATTTCTTTACGTTTATCTGAACTTTGAACAACTGTTAATTTTCCCCTTGGCTTTAAAGTTAAACTTTTAATTTCATCTTTGCTTATTTTTTTCTCTGCTTCAGTTATACTTATTAATTTTTTATTGTACGCGTCTTCGCCTAATTTTTTTAATAAAAACTCTTCAGCGTCTTCTGCCCATTTTCTATTTGATCTGCCTTGTACGAATTTATATCCCTTGAATTTTTCACCTTTTTGTAATTTATTATAAACATATTCTTCAATTGATTTTATATATAATTCTATTAGTTTTTTATTATCTAATATTGAACGTTTTTGTTCATCTGTAGTTTTTGTACTGTCTATATCATCAAACTGATTTTTTACTATATCGTTTGTAAAATTAAACAAAACTTTGCAGTCAGCTTTGGCTTTGCACCAACGACATTGTTTTTCACCAGGGTTAAATGGTGCGTTATCTGATAAAGCTAAATCTGCTTGTTTTGAAGCGTATTTAGCAAATTCGTTTAATTGTTTTATTGATATTCCCCACTTTGAAAAATTAGATATTCTAGGCTGTATAATATGTATAATTATATCCTTAATATCGTATAAAAATTTTAGTTCATTTATTAGCCCTAAAGCATACAATTGTGCTTGAGTATTATTTTCAGCATCTACTAAAACCCCTTTCCCATATTTCAAATCAAAAATATGTAAAGTGTGATTTTCTTCGTTAATAATAGCACAGTCTACTGTGCCGAATCCACTGGGTACAGTATTAGAAAAGTCAACTCGTTCTTCAGTTAACAACATAGAAGAATAACTTTCAAACGCACGAATATAATCTATGTATACTTGTACATAGTTGGCCATTTCTTCAGTTATTATTTTATCAGTTATTTTTTTGTTAATATATTTATCTGCATTTTCTTCGTTCTTTAAGCAAATGTCTGCTAATTCATGAGCTAATGTTCCTTCTTCAGCAAAATCGCTAGTAAAATCAGGATATTTTTCTTCTAATTTTACTGAGCCAGGGCAATTTAGCCAGCGCGAAGAAGATGAGGCAGACAATTTCGCATGTAATCGTTCTGAATGATTTATCATCGGAAATCCTCGTTATAGTATACATTATTGTTATTTATTTTTATTTTATGCCAATTTTTCTCATACCACAAATCAGTTATTTTCCAGTGGGTTTTTATATAAAAATAAATTTCTATGAAACGTTTATTTTTAACACCTTTCAATGCGAACATTTCTAACGCGCTTTTACTTATTATGTCATATATAGTACTTATATTAGATTGTTGCAAAGTATAAATAGTTAACTTATTAAGTTTGGATTTTTTTAACAATGTACTTTTAGATAATTCGATTAGTCTGTTTTCCAAATCACATTCTGTAATAAAATGATTTAAAAATGTTGTGTTATTCTTTTTTCTTAGAAATATTTTTTTAAGAAATTTAATCATTTTTAATTTTCCTCGTTTAATTTTTCTTTTAATTTGTTAAGTTTTTCTATATTTAAATCAGCAATACATTCTTCATTTAATTCGTTTTCAATAAAATCTTTAATTTCAGTTCTGCTTATCGCTCCGCTAACCATTTTTTCTTTTGCTAATTTTTTGACTTCTTCTCTTAAATTTTCAATATTATCTTTTTTTGTTTGAAGTTTAATATTTGAACATGTATCAGTTTTTGTTTGAAGTTTAATATTTGAACATGTATCAGTTTTTTTAGATTTCTTTTCATTTAAATTCACAATACATTCTTCTTTTATGAATCCTATGACCTCATTTTTATACATTACAACGCCATAGTTTTCTGGTTTAGCTATAAAATTTTTCATTTCTTACTCCTCTATTTTTTTATATTTAACGCCGTTTAAAATTATAATATCGTCATACTCATCTTCAAAAATTGATATGTCTACATATGCCAAAGCATCGCCATTTTGTTTAACAGCTTCTAAACAAATTTCATCTGTTTTGATCTTTAACATACATTAAAGCATCGCCATTTTGTTTAACAGCTTCTAAACAAATTTCATCTGTTTGATCTTTAACATACATTAAAGCATAGCTATTTTGTTTAACAGCTTCTAAACAAATTTCATCTGTTTGATCTTTAACATACATTAAAGCATAG